CAATTCCCTCCACTATTCTTCCAGATATATTCTGAAATATAAAAACGTTCACCGGATTCTTTTAAAGTTTCCGCTACATAATCAAGAGGTATCACTGGTAGACTCATGTTCTCTTTCCTCCATGAGTTGTTGAAATAATTCACCAGACATAATGACTAGTGTTTGAGGCACACCTTTTCTACGTTTATAAAAAGCTATATCTCTATTAACTAAAACTTTAAATGGATTAGGAAAGTTAGATATATCTCTATACTTTACTTCACCAATGAGTCTGTATCCTTGAATCTTAAGAACTAAATCACCAGAGTATTCACCACCTAGTGAACCAGACATAGGCTGACGTTTAGTTTTAATACCAAAACTATTCAACCATTTTACAAACCAGTTTTCGTGATAGGTTCCTTTGTTTTTATTTTTGTTTGCCATAAATCTTCCTTATAACAATTAACACAAACAATGTAATATTTTGTAATATTAGAACTTAAACTTAATGTTACAAAATATTCCACAGATTTATTACATACTGTACATCTTCGAAAAATAGATTCAGATTTAATCTTTGGTTTTCGTTTCAAGTTTTAATTCCAAAGCATCTACCCAAGAGATAAGATTGTGATAGCTTGGTGTTCTCGCTAATGTTTCCCATCTATGTAGGGTAGATGTTTCAATTCCTATGTTAAAAGCAAGTTCTTCCTGGCTAATACTTTGGTTCCTCCTTGCTTGTATTAGTTGTTGGATCAGATAGTTTCCAGAGTATGCACGATTTACCATATTTAGTTTTACCTCTGTATCCACTATCCTCTAGCTTCCCAAGATTAACTAACTCTGTTATTCTTGGTTGTATCTGGCAAGCATCCCTATCTAAAGCAAACGCTACTGTTCCAGCTGGTACAGATAATGTTGGATTATCTATAAAATATTGCAAGACCTGTTCTCTTAACGTTAGCTTGAACTTTTTATTTTCGGTTGCTGCTTGATAACTGGTATCAGTTTTTTGATAACCGATACCATCAGTTGTATAACCACTATCTTTTGTTGTAGTATATACATGTCCACTTGAATCAAAAGCGTAATCAGTTTTACTCATTGTACTTCTCCATTCCAGTACAGATCACGCTCAATACCTCCTCCAAGTGGAGACCGGTAGGTCTTAAGTTCTTCAAGACTTATGTAACCTAACTCAGCGCCGTGTCCTAAATCACAACGACCAAATGCAATGTCATTATCATCTAGTTCACTAAGATACCAAGTGCCTGATCCATACGGATTAAATAGTTTAACAACAAATGGAAAACTTTTATCTCCATCTTTGTTTGCTTTGGAATTAGAACGTAATTTATCTTCTAATTCTTTGGTTAATAATCTCATTAGTAATCCTCTCTTTCTAATAGTTCGGCTGCATATCTTGCGTCACTATCATTAAATGTTTTTCTAATATGATTAACAGTTTGTTCATTGGTCATACCTTTATCATTTAAACACCAATGAATTTCAGCTTCTATATCAAGAAGTTGAGCCTTGTATGTATTAATGTATATCACCTCCTTTCATTAAAGCTTTATAACCTGGTATTGAATCATCAATAATAGATTCTAAAGTGTGTTCATTTTTACGTTCAGCATTGCGTTCAAATGTTTCTTCAATAGTTTGATTCATTTCATTGTACATTTGATCAATCATTTTAGTTTCAACTTTAGTAAAAACTAATTCTTTTATTTCTTTTTGAGTTTTCTTTTCGGCTGTGAATAATTGAAGCCAAAGCATCAAAGCCTCACTGTCTGTAAGAATGTCAAACAGTTTGTCAGCTTGTTGTGGAGTATCGACAGTATCAGCTATAAGTTCTGCAAGCAGTAAATAATTATTGATTGATAATGGCATAGTAGTGTCCTCTCTTTCATAGGTTTATTGTATATTATATAGCAAGTATTACAACCAGTATTATATACTGCATTGTTATAATCCAAGCTGATGTTAGTAATATTAATAACCATTGTCTAATCATGATAACTCTCCTAGTTAATTATAAGGATAACTTGACAGTAGATACAATTGCATAACCAACAAGGTATCCTTATAAGTAACTAGAGAGACTAGCTAGGCTAGCCTCTCTTGATAACTGGACTCTAAAGCCCAGCTATCCTTCTAGCAGCTTCACTGACTGCCTGACTATTAGGTACCAGTTTAGACTTTGTCGTATGACTGTAGTCTTTTCCAGTGTGAGCTTTGTAAAGTTGCTTGAACGCTGTCAATCGCTGTTCAAGTGCCTCAAGCTCTGGTTCCATCCGTTGATACATCTGAGTTTTGGTCTCAAGGTTTACATCAACAACTTCAGTTCCTACAGCTTCCTCATAAAGCTTCTTGATCTCTGCTCTAATCTCATCCATTTTTCTAACTTTGTAATCGTAACTATTTTTTGATACATAACAAAAGTCTTTGTACTGTGATTCAATGAAGTGCTCGTTAATCTCAGGCATAGTACGTCTAGCATGAGTAGCGAGAGCCTCGGCTAATTGTACAAGGGTTGCGTTTTCTAGTGTTACTTTTTTTACAGTTGTACTCATTTTTACCTCCTAATGAGTTGGTTAATTAATGGAGACACAAAGACACTCCTCAGACGACGACCACTTGGGAGGAGCCTGTGCCTTGTCTACAGTAAAGCACAGCGACCTCTTGGGAGCGAATTGTCGAAGCCGTCGAAACATAATAATAGAGTCGACCTCTTGGGAGACACGATTATATCGACGGCAAGGTGCTTTGCAGTAGACTAGGCAGATGAGGTTTGTCAAAGTGGCGTAGTTAATTTACCAGCTCAGTGGGCGGTACAAATGATGTGCAACTTGAAAAAAGTAACGCTGGTAAACCAAACCTTGTGACAATTAGCTGAGGATTGAGCGTTGTACAGTATGCGTACAAAGTGCTGTGAAGGAGATTAAAGAGTGCTTTGGTGGATTACAGTACGGAGACTTTTGGTGTGTAGCGAACAATAGTTACCAGTGCATAGTGGATGAGATTAGAGTAGAGGCAAGGTCTTGTGGCAATGATGGTGCAAGTTGTGGATGTGAAGCTTGAGCAAAGTGTGAGATAGGAGCAACGGTTTGGAACAAGAGCTTGAGGTTCACTTGAATGGCAGTTGACAGAGGTTAAGCAATGTGCAAAATTACCGGGAAGTATGGAGGTCATATGACAGAGCTAGCTGTTCAACTAACTGACAGACAAGTGAAGCTTGTTGATACGCTCGTAGCCACAGGGTGCAGTATCAAAGAGGCAGCTGAGATTGCTGGCTACGCTAAAGGAGAGTCTGGTCGTGTCTCAGCCAGTAAGGCTCTACGGACTGCTAAGGTACAAAACTACATGCAGACAGCAATACAGCAGACTCTTGGACTAAATGCTACGTATGCGAGTCATAGGTTAGCAGAGCTTAGCACAGGTGCAAGGAGTGAGTACGTACAGCTAGAAGCAAGCAAGGACATACTTGATAGGGCTGGGTTCAAAGCTCCTGATAAGCATATGCACTTGCATACGGGTGGTATTAAAATAAACATACAGTTGGACTAAGTACAGAGCGTGTCAATAACCGATAGGGGGGCAAAAAGTGGAGTAACGTTACTGTAATAGGTGACCTACAAACATTTTTAGTTAAAAAGGTTCGTTATGAATAGTGACCAGTTGAAAGCCTATAAGGAGGTTCAAGATGAAAAAAGAGGGGCAAGGCATGGAAGAACCAGAGGTTGAAGTTTTGAGTTCTGATGAAATGTCGGATAAAGAGATGATGGATTTATATAAAGAAGAAACTAAGAAACGATTAGAATTAATAATGGATTCTTTTATACGAGTAAGCACACCTCCGTCATTAAAAGATATAGAGAAACAATTAAGGAAGTATAGAACATGAGTATGTTATTTAGGATATTATTTTTTTGGCTTCCTTCTAAGAAAGCTAAAGAGCCGACACCTCAATATTTATCTAAGAAGCCTACGAAGAAGGTGGCTAAGAAACCACCAGTGCGTAGGAAAAAGAAATGAGTTTTCTTCACAAGCTTAATCAGGAGGAACGTAGAATACTGAGGCATGTTGTTAAGACTGTGCATTTAAAGTATCACCCTAAACAGTTTTGCACAGATCGTGAGGCTGACAAGTTAATCTCTACGATTGTTCCAGAAGTTATTGACAAGCTTATTAAGACTGGTAAAGACTTTAAGATAGATGCTTTGTAGAAAGGAATAGTTATGGCTAAAGATGCAAGCAAGGTTGCTGCAATTAAAAAAGAAAAGAAAGCTAAAAAATCATTATTAGCATTAACTGGTAGCAAAATAAAACCCCCAAATCCCCCTAAAACTTATAAGGGTAAACCAATTGAGCTAGCAGTAGATGTTTTTAAATATGGTAATATTTACCGTTTGGAGAATGAACATATATTAAAAGTTCCTTTTTTTATTGATATGATGCAGAAACTAAGAACGCAAGGATATAGTGAGCGTGAAGCTTATAGTGCAGCTGTAAGCTCACCTGAGTGGGATAGCTATTCTTACATTGCCGATGATGGTTAAATATAAATTATAGTGCATACCTTTACTTATAAACCTGATGGTCAAACCATAAAGTCTTTTATGAAGGACTCTAATTTTTTTAGAGGCATAAGAGGGCCGGTAGGTTCTGGTAAGTCTGTTGCTTGTTGTGTTGAAGTTTTTCGTAGAAGCTTAGAGCAACATAAAAACAAAGAAGGTAAGCGTAAAAGCCGTTGGGCTATTATAAGAAACACTAACCCTCAGTTAAGAACCACTACTATTAAGACTTGGTTAGATTGGTTTCCAGAAGATGTATGGGGAAAGTTTCATTGGTCAGTTCCATACACTCATCATATACAACAGGATGAATTAGATATTGAGGTTTTGTTCTTAGCATTAGATAGACCTGAGGATGTTAAAAAATTATTGTCTTTAGAACTAACTGGCATTTGGATTAATGAAGCAAGGGAAGTACCTAAAAGTATTATTGATGCTTGTACTATGCGTGTTGGTCGATACCCTTCTATGAGAGAAGGTGGCCCAAGTTGGTCTGGTGTTATAGCGGATACCAATGCTCCAGAGGAAGATCATTGGTGGGCTATTATGGCTGGTGAAGTTCCTATTCCAGATTATATTCCTAGAGAGCAAGCACAGATGTTAATTAAACCTGATAACTGGTCTTTCTATGTACAACCTTCTGCTATGAGTGAGAAGCTCGATGAGAAAGGTGATGTTAATGGCTATGAAATGAATAAAGGTGCTGAGAATAAATCTAATATATTGGATACTTATTATCCAAATTTAATTAGAGGAAAGACTAAAAGCTGGATAGATGTTTATGTTATGAACAAGTTAGGTTCTATTCAAGAAGGTAAGCCTGTGTATCCACAGTTTGTAAGTGAAACTCATATTGCTGAAGAAGAAATACCTATTGCTATTGGTGTTCCTTTGTATGTTGGTATTGATTTTGGATTAACCCCAGCTGCGGTCTTTGGTCAGAA